AAAAAGGTTGACTAAATAAGTGATATCATTTATAATTAACCTTTGAACTATAAAATGGAGATATTATGGAATTAACTGTTGAACTGTCTGAACTTCGTAAGAAGAAGATCTTTGTTGCGACGCCTATGTATGGCGGCAACTGTCATGGTATGTACTGTAAGTCAACTGCGGATCTAGCGAAGCTTGGTCAGGCATACGGTATTGATATCAAGTTCTTTTACCTATTCAATGAGTCGCTAATCACCCGTGCTCGTAACTACTGTGTTGATGAGTTCATGCGTGGCGACTACACTCACTTGATGTTTATCGACTCAGATATCGGGTTCGATCCTAATGACGTATTGACTCTAGCAGCTCTTATGGATCAAGAAGATCCTAACGGCAAAGAGATCATGTGCGGACCATACCCTAAGAAAACTATCGCTTGGGAAAAAATCAAGCTGGCGGTTGATAAAGGGTTTGCTGATGGTGATCCTAATGCCCTCGAGAACTTTGTTGGCGACTACGTATTCAACCCAGCTGAAGGGCAGTCTCAGGTACGCATCGACGAACCTGTTAAGGTGCTTGAAGGCGGGACTGGCTTTATGATGATCACTCGCTCTGCGTTTGAGAAGTTCAATAAAGAATTCCCTGAATACTCATACTTGCCTGACCACGTGCGCACTAAGCACTTTGATGGCTCTCGTGAGATTCATATGTACTTCCAAGCTCTTATCGATGAGAAGTCTAAACGCTACCTATCTGAAGACTACATGTTCTGTCAGTGGATGCAGAAGATTGGCGTTGATACTTGGATGGCTCCATGGATGCGTCTACAGCATACAGGCTCTTATACCTTTGGCGGTTCGCTAGCTGATCTTGCTGCGGTTGGTGCTGCTGCGACTGCTGATGTTGAATCACTTAAGAAAATGAAGAAGAAGTAATATGGAATTTAAATATAATGAAGACGTGATAGTCCAGCAACTCATGGACTATATCATAGACACCTATGACGAACACTATGCGACTGATAACATCCAAGCAACCGAGTACATCATCGACTCAGGTCTTGGACTCGGTTTCACTCTAGGAAACGTTATCAAATACACTAAACGTTATGGTAAGAAGGGTGGTGACCTAAGTTCAAGAAAAGACTTGCTAAAAGCATTACATTACGGTATAATGGCTTTATATGTTCATGACTTGGGTGTTCCAACAAACCCTGATGACAATCTTAAATTTACTATGAAACTCGAACCTGAGGATATGCGATGAAAATTAGTGATAAAACGTTTGATGTTCTAAAGAACTTCTCAAGCATCAACCCTTCAATCAGTGTTAAGCAAGGCAACGTACTGCGCACAGTATCTGAGCAGAAGAACATTCTAGCTCAGGCTGTGATCGATGAATCGTTCGGTCGCAACTTTGCTATCTACGATCTGAATCAGTTCTTGGGTCTTGCTAGTCTTTTTGAAGATGGCGACTATGACTTTACAGAACGTGCGGTAACGATTAGCGAAGGCAGCAACTCTTCACGTTACACATACACTGATCCTTCTATGGTTACTCAGCCACCTGAGAAGAACCTTGAGCTACCGAGCTCCGAAGTTCAGTTTGACCTCACCTTCCCTGATATGAAGAAGGTTGTGAACGCTGCTAACCAGCTATCCCTACCTGAAGTTGTTGTGCGTGGTCGTGATGGTAAAGTAACACTTGTTGCTACCGATACTAAGAACCCAACGTCGAATGAGTTCTCTCATGATCTTAAGACTGAAACGTCAGCAACCTACGACTTCGTGTTCAAGGTTGAAAACCTTAAGTTCATGCAGGGCGACTACGCTGTAACAATCTCAGCTAAAGGTATCTCTCATTTCAAAGGTACTGGCGTTGAGTATTGGGTAGCGACCGAAGCAGGAAGCAAGTACGATGGCTAACGTACACAAAGAGGCTATCGAGACGCTCATCGCCTTTATTGATGTCACTGCTAAACGTGGCGGCATCTATGGCGAGGAGCTATTCTCGATCGGGCGAGTTCGTAATGAGCTCGTCAACTCTCTAAAGCAAAGTGAAGCCGAAACAACTATTCCTAAAATGAAAATGAGTACCAAGTGATGAGCAATATTATTATTCCAAGTGATCCTAAAACAAAACAAACTCTTCTAAATGCTATCAAAGAGATGTCTGACTCGATGACTCGTATTGATGCTGAGAAAGATTTACTTAAAGAGATCGTTGAAGACGTTTCTGATAAGTGTGAAGTTCCTAAGAAATACATCAACAAGATGGCTCGCATTTACCATAAGCAGAACATCACCGAGATCAAGTCTGAGAACTCTGACCTCGAGGATCTCTATGAAGCAATTACTTCTACTCCTGGTCAGGCATGAGCACTGAAGTAACAAAGGCTCGTCATTTAGCGAAGGCTGTAACGTGGCGCATTATCGCAAGTATAACAACAGCAGCGATAGCGTTCACGTTCGGTCTACCGCCAAAGGCAGTCGGGTTCGTATTCCTAGCTGACCTTGTAATTAAATTTGTACTCTACTATGCGCATGAGCGAGTATGGTACAAGCATATCAAATACGGAGTTAAAGATGTGGGATAATAGAAAAGAAACGGTTCAGATGCTAGGTCGCTGGCAACCGTTCCATGATGGTCATGTGGCGCTATTTGAGCGTTGTCTAGCTAAGACTGGTCAGGTCTGTATCATGGTTCGTGATTGTCAAGGCTGGAACGATTCGAATCCTTTTGACTTTCATAAAGTTACAGAAGGTATTATCGAGAAGCTATCTGAACATGGGTACACGTATGGCGGTGAATACCTCATACAGCTAGTACCAAACATCGTCAACATTACCTATGGTCGTGACGTTGGCTACAAAATTGAGCAAGAAACCTTTACTGATGAAATTCACGCTATCTCTGCTACGAAGATTCGTAAAGAGATGGAGGAGCGTGGAGAGCTTTAAACTGAGGTCTATATTATGAGTAAACGTGAAGGGCAAGTATCAGTTGTTACTCGAAACACTGTCCGTGATAAGTATACCCGTGACATCTACGGTAAAATTGTTGAGGCGGTTAAGCATTGTAAAAGATGTAAGACAACCAAACCTATAATCAACTTTTATGTTGCGCCAAAGACCCGTCCGGTTTCCCCTAATAGTACAAGGCACATTTGTATAGAATGTTGGGATAAGGAAAGAAAGAAAAATAAGCTTGTACAAGAAGGCAAAATAGAGTATACTGGTAATACCCTTCCGTTGGAGTTTTGATTATGAAAGAAGAGTTCTTGTGGGTCGAGAAATATCGACCTCGTCGTATTGAAGATACGATCCTACCTGCCGATCTAAAGAAAACGTTTCAGACGTTTGTAGATAATGGCAACGTTCCAAACCTACTACTATCAGGTTCAGCTGGTGTTGGTAAAACGACTATCGCTAAAGCGATGCTGGAAGAGATTGGTGCGGACTACATTATGATCAACGGTTCGGATGAAGGTCGTCTTATCGACACTCTACGAACTAAGATTAAAAACTTCGCTTCAAGCATGTCCCTAGCAGGAGGTCGCAAGTATGTCATTCTTGATGAAGCTGATTACCTTAACGCTGAAACTGTTCAACCTGCTCTTCGTAATTTTATGGAAGAGTACAGTTCTAATTGCGGTTTTATTCTTACTTGTAATTTTGTTAACAAGATTATCGCTCCCTTGCACTCACGTTGTAGTGTTATAGACTTTAAGTTTCAAAAGAAAGATCTGCCTAAACTAGCGGCAGGGTTCTTTAAACGAACTGAAGGTATCCTTGTTGAAGAAAATATCGAGTTTGATCAGCGTGCGGTTGCTGCTCTAATCAATAAGCACTTCCCTGATAATCGTCGTATTCTAAACGAACTACAGCGTTACAGTGTAACTGGTAAGATTGATTCGGGCATCCTAGCTAACAGCTCTGATGAGTCCCTATCTGCTCTAATTTCAGCTCTAAGAGGGAAAGAGTTCTCAGTGGCGAGAAAGTGGGTTGCCCAGAATATCGATGGAGATACAGCCCCGTTCTTCCGTAGACTCTACGAATCGCTACAGGATAAGGCTTCCCCGTCAAGCCTTCCGCAGATCGTAGTTACAATGGCTGACTACCAATACAAAGCTGCGTTCGCTGCCGATCAAGAGATCAACACCATGGCTATGTTAACTGAGCTGATGCTGGAGACAGAATGGAAGTAATCTACGACTTTGAAACGCTAAGTCAGAATGCTATCGATGGCGTTGTTCTAAACGTTGCTATCCTTAAGTTCGATCCAAAGCGTTTCACTACAGACCCTTATACCTATGAGGATCTTGTTGACCGAGCTCGCTTCTACAAATTTGATGTTCAGGAGCAGGTTCAAAAGTATGGTCGTAAGATTCAGAAGGGTACGCTTGATTGGTGGAAGGATCAAAGCAAAGAAGCTCAGAAGCAATTAGCTCCGAATGAGCTTGACGATTCTATTGAAAGGTTATATGATATATTAACGAATCATGTTCAGATCGAATCTTGTGATAAGGTTTGGACTCGTGGTAACAGTTTCGATCCTGTATTTGTAGACTCTATTCTACAGGCTACAGGCAAACCGTTTCTAAAGAACTGGTGGGCTATCCGTGATGTGCGTTCATATCTAGATGGTCTACTGTATGGTTCGGATATTGATAACAAATTTGTCCCCGAAGAAGTCGAGGATAAGTTTATTGGTCACGACTCTCGTCACGATGTGGCGATGGATGTTTATCGTATGCAGTATGTAATTGGAGTATTAAATGGCGAAGGTTAATCCATTCGACTATACCAACTCTATCAATCAGAGTAAGAAGAATCTGATGAGGGGAACTGCGAACGATGTTCTGGCTGAGAAATCCTACAGCCCTTGGTTAACGAACCGTGCTTTGTCGTATCATAGCGATACAATATACTTTGCTAATGAGATGAACATTCGCCATCAGTTAGATAATCTATTACAATATTCTTTTTTACTAAATATTGTCAGACCCAAGAAGCGTCATGCTAAGTGGGCTAAGAAAGATAATGATGGTGACGTGTTGATAGTTAAAGAATATTTTGGTTATAACGACACAAAAGCACGCCAAGCGGTCGCCATCCTGACAGATGAACAACTCTCTGAGATAAGAAAAAAATTACTAAAGGGTGGCAGAGATGACCGAAAACATGGTGGAAGTGGCGCTTCGTAACGAAGACGACTTCCTTAAGATTAGAGAAACATTGACTCGCATTGGTGTAGCATCTAGAAAAAACAAAACGATTTATCAGTCTTGTCATATTCTTCATAAGCAAGGCAGATACTATATCGTTCACTTCAAAGAGCTATTTGTATTAGACGGGAAGCCATCTAACTTCGGCGAAGAAGATATCGCTCGTAGAAACACGATTGCTAACCTATTGGCTGAATGGGGTTTGGTGGACTTGGTTAATAAAGAAAAGTCTTCAGAGCCTACAGCACCATTAAGTCAAATCAAAGTCTTACCTTTCAAAGAAAAGGGTGAGTGGGAACTGGTTGCTAAGTATAATCTTGGCAAAAAGAAATAAGGATTGTAATGACTAACTTTGAAAAAGTAAACGAATTCATGACGGCATTTGGGCAAGAGGTTAAAACCGAAGCTGAGATTCCGGATTGGACAACTCAGGGGTTACGTGTTGACCTAATCGCTGAGGAACTTGAAGAGCTGAAAGAAGCTATCGCAGACAAAGATATTGTTGAGATAGCAGATGCTCTAACTGACCTTCTGTACGTTGTGTATGGGGCTGGTCATTCTTTTGGAATTGATTTGGATACTTGCTTCAGCGAAGTCCACCGCTCAAATATGAGTAAATTAGGTGAAGACGGAAAGCCTATCTATCGTGAAGATGGTAAGGTAATGAAGGGTTCAAACTTTTCTGAGCCTGAACTTAAACCTATTCTATTCCCTAACAAATAACTCAAGGAGAACTTATTATGAGTGAAGATTTAATTGGCTGGATCATCGTTGGTATTGTTGGCGCTTATGCTATCTACCATGTCAGTAAGAAAAACCCTAACTTAGATCTAAACCAAGACGGCAAAGTTGACGTTGAAGACTTGAAGGCTGCTAAGAAAGAAGCAGAAGCTCTAGTTGAAGACGTTGTAGAAAAAGCTGAAGCGGTTATCGAACGTGTTGCGCCTAAGAAGAAAGCAGCACCGAAGAAAAAAGAAGCTGAAAAGCCTCTAACTAAAAGCGCCATCGCACGTATGGCTAAAGCCGATCTTATCGTATATGCTAAAAAGCAAGGTGCGAAGGTTGACGACTCAATGACTAAGGCACAAATCTTAGAATTACTAAAATAATTTGGAATAAATCCAAGTCTTTAGTATAAATACAAGTGTCCAAAGAATGATCTGCGGACACTAATCCGCTATGCCGAAAGGATAGCAACTACTATTACTCGCTGAAAAGGAGATCTATTATGACTAAAACAGCACTCTCATTCCCTAAAATCTTTGACGACTTCGGAAAATTTGGCGTAGGTTTCGACGACCTATTCAATAAGATTAACTCTTTCCATGAAGAAGCAGCAAAGAATATCCCTAACTACCCACCGTACAACATCAAGAAAACTGATGAGAATACCTACGTAATCGAAATGGCTGTAGCTGGTTTCAGCAAGCAAGACATTACAGTAGAACTAGAAGGTGACAAGCTGGTTGTTAAAGGCAACATCGAACAGAGCGAAGAAACTGCTATGCCTCTTTATCAGGGTCTAGCTTTCCGTCCTTTCACTCGTTACTTTACTCTAAATGATCAGGTTGAAGTTAAGAATGCCGAAATGGTCAATGGGCTACTTAGAATCGCTCTAGAACGTATCGTTCAGGTGACTAAAGCTCAACAGATCGAAATCAAGTAATATAACCTAGTATCAACTATCCCCTGATACTCAAAAGGTTGACGGGGATTTTTGCGTTCAAAAGACGCTGGAGAGAAAGATGAAACTCAAATACAAACCAAGTCGCATACTGAAAAGAGCGATGATTAGAGCTATTAAAGCTCGACGTGATCAGGCTAGAGAGTACCTAACAATGTACGAACTAAGCCGACTATCAGACCGTGAACTAAATGATATTGGTATCGGTCGTG